TCTATCTGCTCATCTGTAGCACCTTGAGATACCATTTGTTGTAAAATTTTTATAATTTGCATGAGGGCTTGTTTAGCCTCTTCTTGATCAGATCCTGATATTTGGTCTAAATCTTGTTGCATTTGACCAGGAGATTCTTGGGGGGCAGGAGTCCCTTGCATCATCGGTTGTTCTGGTTGCATAACAGGTTGTACCTGCATACCCATCATATCTTCTTCCATAGGATACCTCGTGGTTAAAATCTGATATTAACACAAAAAGATGAAATGTGTTAAATATGTTTTTTGTTTGTATGAGTTATTAACCTTGTGTGTATATATACTGCGTAGCACGATTTTGTGTCCCACCCCCTCCTCAGACGCCGTCACCGACCTCTTTTTGTAATCCATTGGGACTCCGAGACATAAAAAAAGGGAGCATAAAACTCCCTTAATCCTCCGATTACTATTAGTTATTCATATCTTGTGTAGGCGATGACATCTTCTCTAACATATTTAGCTAACCAAATGCCAACCCTACGACTAGAGCCATAAAAATTATTTGCTAAGTTCTTTTGACTAAAAACAACACAATCTCCAATCTTCATTTTTTCAGCGACACTCATCCAATTAGTTGGTATATCTATGTCGCGACAATCTTGAATATTAGCAGTTGATAATATCTTGCCATGTTTTGCATTTGACTTAATATCAATTGGATTAACTTTCCAATCACACATCTACAACACCCTTTCTATATTCTTTTATGTTAATTAAGTTCTCATTTAACATCAGCTTCAACCAACGATTGTGTGATTCTTTGCAAAACGTTATGTAGTCAGCACATTGAGGAAGTTCTCTAACTTCCCCCATGGCTTTGTAATATAACTGACCTTCTCTACTAATATTAAGTTTTTTCTTAGCCATTAGTTTA